GTCAGCAAAAAATCTCTCTCTCTGACTCCCCGGGCGGGGCGAAGTAGTGGCCGCGCCCATGGTGGCCGACCGGCCGGGCGTGGCCGATGGGGCGAGCCGTCCTCCCTCGATCGACCTGGCCTGCCCGCCCCGGTTCGGCACGCAGCGCAACCTGTCCCGCCCGACGCTGGGCCCGGCGGTCGGCGCGATCGCTCGCCGGCTCGGCATGCCGCTCATGCCCTGGCAGCAGCACGTCGCGGACGTGGCGCTCGAGCTCGACCCCGATGGCTCGTTCCACTACGACGAGGTGATCCTGTCCCTGCCCCGGCAGAACGGGAAGTCCGCCCTCGTGCTGGCGTGGATCGTGCACCGGCTGATCGTCGCTCCGATCGCGATGGGCCGGCAGCGGGTGACGTACACGGCGCAGCTCCGCCAGAAGGCCCGGGCCAAGCTGGAGAAGGACTGGGCCGAGGTCCTCCGCCAGGCGCCGCCGGTCGAGGGCGTGGCCTCGTTCACCGAGATCCTGAACCCGAAGGCCCGTCCGCAGCAGCCGTCCGAGTGGAAGCTCTCCCTCAACAACGGCTCGGAGAACATCCAGTTCGGTCGCGGCAACTTCCTGCAGCTCGACGCTCCGTCGCGCACCGGCGGCCACGGCGACACGCTCGACGTGGGCGTGATCGACGAGGCGTGGGTGCACGAGGACAACACCGTCGAGACCGGCATGTCGCCCTCGATGGCGACCCGCATCAACCGGCAGTTCCTCATCGTCTCGGCCGCCGGCGAGGCCCGGTCGAAGTACTTCTACCGGAAGGTCCGGGCTGGCCGCCGGGCATGTGTCGCCGCTCGCCCGGGCCGCACCGCCTACTTCGAGTGGTCCGCCCTCGCCCTGGACTGGGATCCCGACAAGCCCGACGTCATGACGATGGTCGGCGAGCCGGGCGACCCCGCGACGTGGCGGGCGTGCATGCCGGCGCTGGGCATCACCATCTCGGAACGGTTCGTGGAGGGCGAGTGGGCCAAGGCGGTTCGGGACGGGCGCGAGGGGATCGAGCTGTTCTGCCGGTCCTACCTGAACATGTGGATGGAGGTTCCCGTGCTCGAGGAGATCACGAAGGGCTCAGACCTCCCGGTCGACGCGTGGCTTGCCCTCGCTGATCCCGGGGCCGACCGCGGGACCGATGTCGTGTTCGGAGTGGACATCGGCACCGACCGCCTGGCCCACGTCGCGGTGGCGTGGCGCCGGCCGGACGGTCGCGCCCAGGTCATGCTCGCCGACCGGGACCTGTCACCGCTCCGCACCGCGGCCCGGCTCCGGGAGCTCCAGGCGAAGTGGCAGGGCCCGGTGGTCCTGGGCGGCACGTCGGCGCCGCTCGAGGAGGAGGTGGACCAGGCCACGGTCATCTCGTCCGCCGAGTTCGCCGCGGCGGTCGGCCGGTTCGAGGACCTCATCGAATCGAAGGACATCCGCCACGGCAACCAGCCGGAGCTGAACAAGGCCGTCGAGTACTCCGAGCTCCGCCCGTACGGTTCGACCGGGGCGCGCACCCTCCAGCTCCGGGACGCCCCGACTGCTCCGCCGCTCGCCGCGGTGCTCCGCGCCCTGGCCGGATTGACCGCCGGGCTGGGCGGCGCGCCGGCCTCCCCGAAGAGCGTGTCCTCCGCGAGCACCTCGAGTTCCGTAGGATCGAGTGAGCCGAACCTGGCGACCATGGAGTTCTGATGTCAGACGTGGCCCCCGCCGCACCACTCACCGAACTCGGCAAGGCGTCGGAGGGCGCGGGCGTCTCGTGGTGGGCCCACGACCACCACGAGCAGGTCCCCGAGCTCCGCTGGCCCACGTCGGTCGAGGTGTTCGACAAGATGCGCCGCGGCGACGCCCAGGTCGTCTCCGTGCTGCAGGCGGTGAAGCTCCCGATCATCCGGACGCCGTGGCGCGTCGCCCCGAACGGCGCCCGGGACGAGGTGGTCGCACACGTCGCGGAGGACCTGGGACTGCCGATCGTCGGCGCCGATCCCGACGACCAGCCGTCTGCCGGCCGCCGGCGACGCGACCGGTTCTCGTTCAAACGGCACCTCGAGCTGGCCATGCTCGAGCTCCCCTTCGGTCACATGTTCTTCGAGCAGGTCGCGCGCATCGACGACAAGGGCCGGGCCCGCCTCCGCAAGCTGGGGCCCCGCATGCCCCGCACCCTGACCGCCGTCAACGTCGCGCCTGATGGTGGGCTCGTGTCGATCGAGCAGGGCACGTTCGCCGGGCCCGGCTCGGTGACCATCCCGGTGTCGCGCCTCGTCGCCTACGTGCACCAGCAGGAGGGCGGCAACTGGTTCGGCACTTCCCTGCTCCGCCCGGTCTACAAGAACTGGATCATCAAGGATCGGCTGCTCCGGTCGCAGGCGATGACGGTCGACCGCAACGGCATGGGCGTCCCGAAGTACACCGGGGCCCCCGGCGAGAAGGATCTCGACGACGGGCTGGCCATCGCCAAGGGACTCCGCGGTGGGGAGAACGCCGGCGCCGCCGTACCCCACGGATCGAAGCTCGACCTGATGGGCGTCGAGGGCGACCTGCCCGACGCCGACAAGCCGATCCGCTACCACGACGAACAGATCGCCCGGGCCGTGCTGGCGCACTTCCTGAACCTCGGAACGCAGACCGGGTCGTGGGCGCTCGGCTCGACGTTCGCCGACTTCTTCGTCCTCGCCCTCCAGGCCCTCGCCGAGGAGCTCGCCGACATCGCGACCATGCACATCGTCGAGGACCTGGTCGACTGGAACTGGGGAATCGACGAGGCCGCCCCCGCCATCGTGTTCGACGAGATCGGCTCCCAGCACACCGCCACCGCGCAGGCGCTCAAGCTTCTCGTCGACGCTGGGATACTGTTCCCTGACCGCACCGTCGAGGAGGCCATCCGCCAGATGTTTGGACTGCCGCCGAAGGAATCCGCGCCTCCCGGGGCTGGATCATGAACACTGGACCTGTCATGCACAACTTCCACCAGCGTCTCCAGTCGCTGATCTCTCGCCCCGAGGGCGCCGGCCTCCGGGCCGAAGCACCCAAGGTCACGGGCGATGACACCACCGCCGTGATCCGGCTGTACGACTCGATCGACGACTGGGGCGGCCCGTTCGGTGTCTCGGCGAAGGAGTTCGCCGACGTCCTCGATGACCTCCCCGAGACGGTCACCGAGATCCGGCTGCACATCAACAGCCCGGGCGGCTTCGTGTTCGAAGCCATCGCCATCCTCAACCAGCTCCGCAACCACCCGGCCCGGGTCGTGGCCGTGGTCGACGGGCTGGCCGCCTCGAGCGCATCGTTCATCGCATGCGGTGTCGACGAGCTCGTCATGGGCCAGAACAGCGAGCTGATGATTCACTCGCCCTGGGCCCTGGTCGTGGGCGATGCCGAGGACATGCGGGCCATGGCCACCCTGCTCGACTCCACCGAGTCGAACATCGCCTCGATCTACGCCCGCAAGGCTGGCGGCACGATCGAGGAGTGGCGGGCCACCATGCACCAGGAGACCTGGCTGTCCGCCGAGGAGGCCGTCGAGGCTGGCCTGGCCGACTCCGTCCAGGGCCTCGAGGACGACGACGAGGGCGGCTCCCCTCAGAACCGCTGGGACCTGTCGACCCTGTTCGCTTTCGCCGGGCGCGCCGCTGCGCCCGACCCCAAGATCCCCTCCGGTGATCCCGCCGGCGGGCCGTCAGATAGCACCACCAACCCCGAAGGAGGTCCTGCCGTGGAGTTCACTCCCGAGCAGCTCACCGACCTGCGGAAGCGGCTCGGCGTGGCCGACGACGCTGACGAGGCCACCATCCTCGCCGCCGTCGAAGAGCTCCACGTCAAGGCCACCGCAGAACCACCCGAGCCCGACCCGCCCAAGGACCTGCCCGAGGGCATCGTCGCCATCGAGAAGGCCAAGCTCGACGAGCTCCGGTCCGACGCCGCCGCTGGCCGTGAGGCCCGCGACGAGCAGGTCCGGGACCGCCGCCAGGGCCTGGTCGCCTCGGCCGTCCGCGACGGCCGCATCGCACCCGCCCGGGCCCAGCACTGGCTGGACCAGCTCGAGGCCGACCCCGGCGCCGAGGACGTGCTCGCCAAGCTCGAGCCCGGCCTCGTGCCCGTCGACGGCGAACGTGGCTCCGGTGACGGCGACCTCGATTCCGAGGACCGCCAGATCATGGATGTCCTGTTCCCCGGTGAGGAGGTGAAGGTCTGATGGGCGACTACACCCCCATCCACTCCGACTGGTCGTCCACCGCGACGACCTCCGCCGCGGTGACCGGCGGCCGCCTGGTCGCCGTGTCCGGTGACGGCACGGTGGCTCACACCGCCGGCGCCGACACCGCCTGGCTCGGTGTCGCCGGCTACGACGCCGACTCCGGCGCCAAGCTCGACATCGAGCACGGCGGCACCCAGGAGCTCGTCGCCGCTGGCGCCATCGCCGCCGGCGCCCAGGTCGTCTCCGCCGCTGACGGCAAGGTCGCCTCGCTGGCGGCCGCCGCCGCCGGTGAAGCCGCCGACGTCAACGCCGCCCGCCAGGTCGTGGGCGTCGCACGCACGGCAGCGGCCGACGCCGACGATCCCGTCCGAATCCAGATGGAGCGCTGAACCATGGGCTACAAGTACCCGCCTCCCCCGGCGACCACCTCCGGCGACAACGTCACCATCAGCCGGTTCCTCAACAACCCGACGCTGGTGGCGCGTCGTCTCCGCACGCTGTTCGAGCAGCGGTTCATCGCGGACACCCTCCTGTCCGGCCGCTACGAAGCGGCCGGCGGCTCCATCCAGTACGAGACCGGCGAGGGCCTGTACACCGACCGTGATCCCGAGGCCGTGGCCCCGGGCTCGGTGTACCCCGAGACCGGCATGGAGGACGGCACGTCGTCGATCGCACAGACGGTGAAGTGGGGCCAGGATGCCCTCGTCACCGACGAGTCGATCTCGCGGCGCAAGATGTCCCCGGTCAACAAGGCGCTGCTGAAGCTGACCAACCAGGCGGTGAAGAACGTCGACTCGATCGCCCTCGCTGCGATCGCCTCGGCCGTCACCGCTGGCGTCGACGCAGCGAACCCGTGGACCATCGCGGGCGGCGCGACGGCCGAGGAGATCCTGCTCGACGTGACCTTCGCCAAGGGCAACATCCTCGCCCTGAACGAGGGCTACGACCCCGACGTCGTCGTGCTCGACGATCTCCGCTGGGCGTACGCCATGGCGAAGTTCGCGAGCGCCGGCCTCGTGCCCCGGGAGACCGGCGCACAGAACCCGGTGCTGACCGGCGAGTTCCCGGTGATCGCCGGGATGCGCTGGCTGGCCACGCCGAACCTCCCGGTCGACGGGAAGGTCATCGTGGCCGACTCGACGATGCTCGGTGGCATGGCCGACGAGGACATCGGCGGCCCGGGCTACATCAACGTCGCGGGCATGGGCGTGCAGACGAAGACGATCCGGGAGGACAAGGAGGACCAGTGGCGCCTCCGGGCTCGGCGCATCACGGTCCCCATCGTCAACGAACCCGCCGCCGCCCGCACCATCAACAACGCCTGAGCAGGAGGGCACCGTCATGGCAACCCAAGAAGTGGTGACCGCTCCGCTGGTCATCGCAAAGACCAGCGAGGGCCGGGACCTCTACCTCTACAACGGCGCCGCCGTTCCCGAGGGCCAGTCGAAGGACTGGCTCGAGCGGCACCGCCGGGACAAGCTCATCGGCAAGGTCGACGTGCAGGAACGCGAGATGCCGACCGACGCCGGCGACGATGTCGTGCCGCCCACGCCGGAGGGCGACGAGGAGTTCCTCGCGCAGACCGCCAAGGTCATCCGGGCTCAGGCGTCGGACGTCGACGAGGACCGGCGCGCCCGGCTGGTCACCGCCGAGGAGGCCGGGCAGAACCGGACCACCGTGCTCGCTGCTCTCCGCGGCGACCAGGGCTGATCGGCCGGCGTGTCCGTCATCACCGTCGCCGAGTCGTTCGAGCAGGTCAACTCGGCCTCCCCGAACGACTACGACGAGCTCGCTCTGTACACCGCCGGTGTGAACGAGTGGATCGAAGATCGGGTGACGGACACGTCGAAGGCCTACGTGAAGGTGGCGGCGCTGTTCTTCGTCGACCACCTCTGGACCAGCCAGCGGGGCCCGTCCGGCACTCCGCTGTCTGAGGAGACGATCGAGGTCGGTGGCCTGGGCTACGCCGTACCGAACCGGGTCCTCGAGCTGCTCGACCCTGGGCTCGCTCGAGCGGCGCCGGTCGGCTCGTTCCCGACCTCCCGGGGCTGGCCGGATCCGGTCGAGTCTGACTCGTGACCGCGCCCACGCTGTGGGACGTGAGGACCCGACTGTGGGAGGTGTTCCGGGACGCCGCGGCGGCCGATGGTGGTCCGGCTCGGACCGCCCAGGTCCTGGAGGGAAGCCGGGTTCGTGGCGACACGCCCGAGCTGTTCCTGCTCGTGGGCGCCGTGGCTGGCATCGGGGCCGACCTCGCCGTCCTCGCCGATGACCGCTGGGGCCGCGTTGTGTCGGCTCCGGATCCGATGTCGGCCGGCTGGCGGATCGACGAGGGCGAGATCGATTGTGTCGCGGTGGCCTGGTCCGGGAGCGCCGACTCCCTCCCGCAGCTCCGTGCGAACGCCTCGTCGCTCGTGCGAGTGTGCGAGGCCGCCCTGGTCAGCAACCCTCGCCTGGGCGGTCTGCTCGATGGCGAGAACTTCGCGCAGGTCGTCGGCTCCGAGTTCCGGGACCCGCTGACCAACAAGGGCCCCTACGCCGAGGTGACCTTCACCGTCGGCTACCGGGCTCGTGTCGTATTCTCATGACCGAACCCACCACCGCTCTCTCGGGAGGACCGATGTCCGACACTTCCACGCAGGCCACCGAACCGGCCGCCGATCTGCGCCGCGCTGAGGTGCAGCGCCGCGAGTACGGCCGGTACCGGGCGGCCGGCCCGATCCGTGTCGACGGCGCGCTGGCCTTCCGCAAGGGCGACCCGGTGCCCATCTCCCACGTGGAGCGGGGCATCGTGGCCCGCACCGCCGTCGAGGAGTTCGAGAAGGGCGAGGGCCCGGCCGCGATCCTCGAGCCGTCCGACGACGCTCCGGACCCGCTGGCCGCCTTCCTGGACCGGGACGCCAAGGACGTCATCGCCGACGTCGGCTCCCTGTCGCCCGCCGAGCAGACCCGGGCGGTCACGCTCGAGGAGGCCGGCCGGGACCGTGTCACCGTCCTCCGGGCCCTGGGCCGCGTCGAGGCCACCACCACCGCCACCAACCCGGAGGACTGATCCGCCGTGCCCGATCCCACCGCAACTCCGAACATCCTCACCGACCCGGGCTACCTGTTCCTGGCCCCGCTCGGTTCGACCATGCCGACGAACACCGTCGAGGGCTCGGTGTTCACCGACGAGTGGGCGTCCGCCTGGATCCCGCTCGGCGCCACCGAGGACGGCAGCGAGTTCGCCTACGCCTCGACGGTCGAGCCGATCACCGTGGCCGAGCTGTTCGACCCGGTCGCCTACCGGACCACCGGCCGCACCGGGCGCGTCGCCTTCAACCTCGCGGACTGGACGCTGTCGATGTTCCGCCGGGCCATCAACGGTGGCATCGCCCCGATCACCGCGACGTCGGGCACCGGGGCCACGACGCTCGGCGAGCTCGAGCCGCCCGACCCGGGCACCGAGGTCCGGGCCATGGTCGGCTGGGAGTCGCTCGACAACAGCGTGCGCCTGGTCGCCCGCCAGTGCCTTCAGGGCGGTGAGGTCACCTCGGCGTTCCGGCGTGCCCCGTCGAAGGCCGTCATCCCCTGCACGTTCCAGATGGAGAAGCCGGCCTCCGCTGCACCGTGGATCCTGTTCTCCGCCGGCGAAGAGCGGCTGGGAGACGTCTGATGCACGCTGTCGAACCCCTGGACCCCGACGAGCCAACAGCGCCGGACGAGGTCAACGCCGGGTTGACCCTGGAGTGGCATGGCGAGGTGTGGCGCCTGTCGGGCGAGATGCCCTCGCAGATGCTGATGCTCGAGATGGCGCACCTCGCCGAGGCCGGCGCCGACACCGAGCACCAGGAGGCGTTCGCCCTCATCTTCGAGATGCTCGAGGAGCTCGTGCACCCGGACGACTGGACCCGGTTCCGCCGGCATGCACGACGGGTGCGGGCGACCGGCGACGACCTCATGTACAAGTTCGCCGGCCCGGCGACGGAGGCGATCGTGGGCCACCCTACGAAGCGGTCCTCCAGCTCGTCGGATGGGCCGCAGCCAACCCACTCGAGCTCGACGGCCGCCTCCTCGCCGGCGGCCACCGTGCAGCCCAAGGGCCCGGCCGAGGTCATCGAGGACCTCAACCGGCGGGGCCGTTCCGACCTCGCGCAGATGGTCCGACAGCGGCACGCGTTGCAGCCAGCCTGACGCTGGTCGAGCTGTGCTCGGCCGTGTACTCGATCCTCGTGGACCGGGTGATCGGCTTCCACCGGTCGATGGAGCAGGCGGCCCTGTTCGCCCAGGTCCTGGGCCGGCGCCTGGTCGAGGAGCCACCGACGCTCGAGCGGCGGCTGGCCATGCTCGCTGACACCATCGGCATGAGCCGTCGTCGCACGCCGGCGAACCTGTCCGACGACGAGGTGGCGCTCCGCCGGGCGCTGGGCCTCCGGGGCTACTGAGGTGGCGGACGACTTCGAGCTCCAGGGCGTGGAGCAGTTCTACGCCCTGTCGAAGGCGCTCAAGCACGCCGGCCACAAGCAGCTCCGGAAGGATCTGAACAAGGGCCTCCGGGAAGCTGCCAAGCCGCTGGTCAAGAAGACCCGCTCGGCGGCCCGGTCCCAGCTCCCCTCCGGTGGCGGCCTCGCCCAGCAGGTCGCGAAGGAGCCGCAGCGCGTCCAGGTCCGCACCGGCTCGAGGACGGCCGGTGTGCGCCTCGTCGTGCAGCGCAAGCGGGGCGCGGCGTGGGCCACGAACAAGGGCCGGCTCCGTCACCCGGTGTTCGGGAACCGGGATGTGTGGGTGACCCAGGCGGTGCCGCCGGGCTGGTTCGATGACACGATCAAGAAGGACCAGCGGGCCATTGTCCGGGACGCGCAGGGCGTGCTCGATACCATCGTGGGACAGATCGTCGACGACGCCCGGAGGCGAATGTGACGTCCCTATCGCTGGCGTTCGACATCCTGGCCCGGGACCGTGCGTCGAAGGAGCTCGACAACGTCGGCGACTCCGCGGAGAAGTCCGGCGGCAAGTTGGCCGGCATGGGGAAGCTGGCCGGCGTCGCGTTCGCCGCGATCGGCGGTGCGGCCGTGGCCGGCGCGGTGAAGGGCATCACCGCCTTCACCGATTTCCAGGGCCAGATGAACGAGGTGTTCACCCTGCTCCCCGGGATCTCCCAGGACGCGATGGACTCGATGTCGGGCGACGTGAAGAACTTCAGCAAGGAGTTCGGTGTCCTCCCCGACGAGGTCGTGCCCGCCCTGTACCAGTCGCTCTCGGCCGGCGTCCCCCAGGACAACGTGTTCGAGTTCCTCGAGACCGCCCAGCAGGCTGCGAAGGGTGGCGTGACCGAGCTCACCACAGCGGTCGACGGAATCAGCTCCGTGGTCAATGCGTACGGCTCCGATGTGATGGACGCGACCCAGGCGTCGGACCTGATGTTCACCGCGGTGAAGCTGGGCAAGACGAACTTCGAGGAGCTGTCGTCGTCGCTGTCGAACGTGACGCCGATCGCCTCCGGGCTCGGCGTGCAGTTCGGTGACGTGACCGCGGCGCTGGCCACGATGACCGCCAAGGGCACGCCGACCGCCCAGGCCACCACGCAGCTCCGGTCGCTGTTCGTGGAGCTGTCGAAGGCCGGTGGCGAGGCCGCGACCACCTTCGAGGAGATGGCGGGCAAGTCATTCCAGGACTTCATCGCCGAGGGCGGCAACACAGCCGACGCGCTCGAGCTGATGCAGAAGGCAGCGGACACGTCGGGCGTGGCCCTGCAGGACATGTTCGGCTCCGTCGAGGCTGGCTCGGCCGCCCTGGTCCTCGCCGGTGGTGACAGCTTCACCAACAACATCGACTCCATGGGCGACGCGGCGGGCGCGACCGAGACGGCGTTCGAGCAGATGGAGAAGGGCCTGGGCCCGATCTTCGACAAGATCAAGGCGAACCTCGCGGTGTTCTTCATCGACGTCGGCGAGAAGCTGGCGCCCCTCGTGGAGTCCGCGCTGGGCGCAGCGGCCGACGCCTTCGAGAAGATCCAGCCCGTGATCGAGGAGATCCAGGGCGGCATCCGGGCCTTCATCGCCTCGTTCCGAATCTTCGATGGTGACGTCACCTCGAGCGGCTTCGCCGGGCACATGGAGAAGGCCGGGTTCGTGGCCCGGCAGGCGTTCGAGTTCCTCAGCGACGTGTTCCGGAACAAGGTGATCCCCGCCTTCAAGGCCGTGGCCGGGTTCGTCGCCAACACCCTGCTGCCCGGCTTCCTGAAGCTGAGTCGCTGGGTCATCCAGAACCGGCCCGTGCTCATCGGCCTCGCCGCCGCCGCCGGGACCCTGCTGGTCGCAGCGTTCACCGCCTGGGCCACGTCGGCCGCCGCCGCAGCGGTGGCGACGATCGCAGCGGCCGCCCCGGTGATCGCGCTGATGGCCGCGGTCGCCGCCCTCGTGGCCGGCATCGTCTACGCCTACCAGGAGTGGGACGTGTTCCGGAACGCCGTCGACGCGGTGGCCTCGTTCCTCGTCGACACCGTGTGGCCGATCATCCAGCAGGGCGTCGACCTGTTCCTCGACCACGTGGTCCCCGCCATCAAGGGCGTCATCGAGTGGTACTGGAACTTCTACTCGGCGGTGTTCGACGTCATCGGCAAGGTGCTCGGCAAGATGATCGAGCTCGCCCTCGTCGTCGCCGACAAGGTGGGCGTGGTCATCGGCTGGTTCGGGAACGTGATCACCAAGATCGGCGAGGTGGCCTCCGCCGTCAGCACCAAGGTCGGCGAGATCGCCGGGTTCATCTCCGGGCTCGCGACGAGCATCGCCGACACGGCCCGGTCGATGTGGGATCCGATCGGCTCGGCATTCAAGACGGTCCTGAACGTTCTGATCAACGCGTGGAACCGGCTCGACTTCGGGATCGATATCCGGGTGCCCGGCTGGGTCCCCGGCGTGGGCGGCAAGGGCTTCGTCGTCGACGACATCTTCCCCGACATCCCGACCCTCCACCAGGGCGGCACGGTCACCCCGTTCGGAATCCGGCCGCTCGATCCCGACGAGATCTTCGCTCGCCTCGAGATGGACGAGACCGTCCTCCCGGCCGGGTTCCAGCTCCCCGGCGGCCGGGCCGGGAACCAGTACCACGTCACCATCAACGCTCCGGGCGAGGCGCTGCGCCGGCCGTCCGACATCACCCGTGAGCTCCGCTCCCTCGATCACCTGCTCCACGGGACGGCGAGCTGATGGCCCTGGACGAGCAGCTCGACATCGACGGCATCAACTTCAATCTGGCCGGCTTCGTCCTCGCCCCGGACCTGTCGCCGCTGCTCGGCCACTCCGCCCAGCGCGGCGGTGACCGCCCGATCCCCGGCCAACCCGGCGGTGACCCGAAGCGCCGGGAGATCGACATCACCGTGGTCAACATCGGGCTCATCATCCAGGGCGAGATCACCTCCGCCGGCGTCGCCCACCCGGACATTCGCACCGGGCTGTACCGGAACCTGAAGGCGCTGCAGGCGCTGTCGACTCCGCCGGCCACGGTCGCTGGCACGAGGACCGCCACGCTCGTGTGGCACGCCGAGACGCCCGCTCCGAAGGCGGTGCACGTCCTGGGCGACCTGCAGACCGCCGCCGATGGCTGGGATCAGATCCGTGCGGTGATGCGGCTCTCGTTCCCGGACGGTCTGTTCGAGCTCTGATGATCACGCTCGACGTGTACGGCCCGGACAACACGGGCGACAAGATCGGGACGCTGGCGAAGCCGTGGGGCATCGGCGGCTCCGAGGATCTGCGCGGCCCGGGCGCGCTCGTGTTCTCCCTCGATCTGACCTCGAGCACCGACCGGGCCCTGCTCCCACCGGGCATCCCTCGAGTGATCCGCGTCCAGGAGGACGGCACCGACGTCGAGGGCCTGGTCTACGTGGTCCGTGACGAACCGAAGGAGCTGGTCAGCGAGGACGAGATGCCGTTCCTCCGCTACCAGTGCGAGCACCACATCTCCCGTCTCGGCCACGGCCGCGGCGGCGCGGTCCTCCGCCCGTACGGTGACCTCGCCGGCAACCAGCAGTCGCCCCGCTGGTTCGGTCCGATGGGCTTCGACTTCATCGAGCGCACCGGGATCCCGGAACCGACCACGGGACCCAACCC